AAAACAGTCGCTAAGAACGTAGAGAAATGGGGGGTTGGTGGAATTAATATCGATGCGAGTCGGATTGAAGGAAAAAAACCTAAGACCACTCAGGGAGGAAGATCGATTTCTGGCAGCCAAATTGGAAATAATTTTGAAAAAGAAGCTCGCTCAGTAGAGTTTGATAATTCAAAGGGCCGCTTCCCAGCAAACTTAATCCTCTCTCACTCAGAAGAATGCGAGCACGATATATGCAGTTTGTTTTGCCCTGTGAGGATGTTGGATGAGCAGAGTGGGCCTTGTAAAACTGGCGCACTAACTGGCCAACCAAGGGTAGAAAATAAAACCTACGGAAAAGCTGGGGCAACACTAGGCAAGCCAAGGTTTTATAAACCCGACAATGCTACTGGCGCCTCTCGCTTCTTCTATTGCGCCAAGGCCTCTAAAAAAGACCGAAATCAAGGACTTGAAGGATTTCCCAAAAAACAAGGTGGTGGAATGTGTGGGACAGAGAACAAGTCTTTAAAAACTGGTTCAGGAAATGAGAGGGATGGAAAAAATCAAAACTTTCATCCAACTGTAAAATCCACAAAACTCATGGAATATCTCATCACACTAATAACGCCACCCAATGGAGTCGTCTTAGATCCATTCATGGGTTCAGGATCAACCGGCTTATCGGCAGTATTAAAAGGATTTCAATTTACAGGCATTGAGGAAAACCATGAATATTTAAAAATCGCAAAACAACGAATAGAATTTAGAAATGAACAAAGACTCTGACAAAGAAAAACAAACTGCAGAAGAAGAAACATGGAAGCGAATCTGGCGCGGGGAAGGCAAGCCACCCACCAAAGACATCCGAGAATTCATCGTCACTCGCGAGGGGCCTAGAAAAGGAAACATCTCGATTAAGGAAAAATTTTGAAATCCTTTAAAGAATTAATGCAGATTATAAATCACATTCCAGAAGCCATAATGGCTAAACTGCATCTCCCTTATCGAAAGGAGGATGAGAATAGCCCTAAAACGCTCACATTTTGGTCCAGAGCGATCTGTCATGGCGTAGGAGGCCTATTACTCGGCGCGATCGGGATCGTCTTTTATGGCGTGTTTGTGATGATTCTGATGAAGGAGTCTTTAGAACGTAAAGAAATCACACAAAAGGAACAGTTTGATGTCTTGTCTTGGTCCATCGGCGCTTGCCTTGGCAACCTAGTCTTCGTTTACTTTATTCAATGCATTTTAGTATTGGTTTGTTAAGTGATCTACCTGAACAACTTTCCCATTCCAGCCTCTCACAACCGGCTTTACGATCACATCACTCGTAGAACTAAGTCCGGCAAAATGTATCAAGCCAGGAAGAAATCCAACGTCTATCTAGAATTTGAAAGAGATGTGGAGGTCTATAGGCTTCAAAATCGCCAAGTTATCCAGACCGCGAGAGAGCTGATCCTTCCCTATAAAACTAAGCCCCTACGAATCGACATGGTTTTCTACATTCACAAACACCGGCTCTTTACCCTTAAGGGAGCGCCAAAGAAGTTCGATCTTCACAACCTTCTTAAATCTGGTTTCGATGTTCTTGCGAAGATTTTAGAGATTGATGACGGGGTTTTTTTTGAAGAGCACTTAAGAAAAGTGCCGATAGAAATTACCAATGAAGAGGGGGCGGATATTTCTATTGCCCCCTTTCATGACTCAAACCTTCGCGACCGAAGCGTCTAACGGAGCGGGCACGGTAGCATCGATCGTTGATGCCAGCCTAGACTCCTCTAAAAGGCCCCCAATTCGCTTCAAAAGCTCTTCTTTTTGCGTTTGAATGCGAAGGGATAGGACCAGATTGTTGCCAAGCTCTAAGCAGGTGTTTCTATAATCCTGATCAATGTCCTCAAGTTTTCTTGTTGGCGGTGTTTGCGGGCTTGTTTCTGACATTTCCGTCATCTTTACTCTCCTTTTCAGCTTCAAAAACATAAAACTTAACATTGGTCATAGGAACGATTGCAATCTCGTTTGTTCCCCAGGTCACGGCAATGCCATCTTCTGTTTTGAACATTTCAAGGCCATGCCTTTTGAAATCAATCTCACCAATTCCTGTCAAAATTGTTTTGGTGTTAAACGTTACTGCCTGGTGAAACTGCACTGACTTCAGTCGCTTCTTCTTGTCTGCTTCCATCTAACTCTTCCTTCTCTACTTTTTGAACCGCAAGGAGCCCGCTCCAACAAGCTTCCTGCGGTCCACGTTTCAATATCTTCTCAGCCGTTTCATCGTTGGCCTTATTAATCGCTCGCTCAATCAGCTTCTCGGCGTCTTTAAAATACTTCCGAACCTTTCGAACGAACTGCTCTCTTGTAGAGATGTTATTTTTCATTCTCTTTCACCGCTGAAGCTAAAGCCTCTTCAGACTTTTTAAACTCAACCACATTACTTGGGGTTGGCGTTTCCTTCGCTTCAATCACTAGCGTATCTTTGAAGTGGTAGTAATAAGGCACTTCTTCCGCCGTCTTCACTCCAATCAATTCCAAAATCTGCTCCGGAGTTTCTCGACAATAAAAGGGCTGACCATTCAACGGGCAAAAATAAGTCACAGTAAGCTCTTCCGAAGGCAACATCTGGTCAGGCGTTACCTGAACTTGCCACATCGTTACCGGCAATCTCCGAAACGTATAAATCGGAATCACACCCTTATGGGCTGGGTTTACTCCCTGTAAACGCATGTAAGCGGCATCAAAAATCTTAATCTCGGTTGCGTCTTCCGACTTTCTCTTCGTTACTTCTGTTTTGATCATTCCATCTCCTTCAATTGATTTAAAATAAACGGATCATACACGACCCTTTTGAATGGTTTCTTCGCAAAAGGAATCGTTTCATGAGAATAACGAAACCCCTCTTCTATCGACATCCCGGACGCCTCCAATAACGCCTTCCCAATGCCGAAACTTCTAAAACTGTTCTTCACATAAATATAATGAAGCGCGCGGTGCACCTCTTGGTCCCACGGCAACTTCACCAACTCTGACACGATAAAGCCAAAGATGGTCGAGTCATCTTTTACATCCGTGGCAATCAACACGCTTGTAGAGGGCAACGAAATCAAAATCTGAAATAGTCGATGCTCGCCTCGAAAAAAAATATCTTTCCCCACCGACTTCGCAAAATAGGAACTCTTCCAATAATTCTTCACAGTCGTAGAAACAACATAATTCGCATCATCTTCTCGCATCGGGCGAATCTTAAAAAAACTCATGCTTTGCCACGCAGATATTCTTTAAAAACATCTTTCATTTGTTTAAGCCTTTTTAGAACCCCTCGGCGAGATAAGGGTTTGCGACGTGTAATCATTCGAAGTGTTTCTCTGGCCGTCATTCCCTGCACATGCCCTTCCCAAATCTCTCGATCCGTTTCATCTTTGAACGAATGGAATTCTAGAAACTCCATTGCTTCAGAATAGTAATAATCCACCGAGTCCATCGACCTGAAGTGCTTTCGAAGTCTAATGTCGTCGTATTCTTGAACAAGCCTATATTCTGAATGGTGCCTTTCAATGTCTTTGAAGCCTGAATCTTTGAGTTTCTTCATCCAAAGCTTTCGAAGCTCTCGAAATTCTTCGGAGGTGAAATCCATTCATTTTGGCTCTTTCAATTTCTGAAACATTTCGCCCAATTCTTTTTCTAGTTGATCGAGCGGCAAATTCATAAGGCGGCTGACCTCTTCATCTTCTTTTTCGGAGTTTTTATCGACAGAAGAAAGGGTGCGCATCAACCCCGTAAGGGTTGTGATTTGAGTGGAACTGAATCCATCGGTCGGATCATATTGCTCCGCGATGCGTTTTATCTCTAATTGGATAAGTTTTAGCGAATCGTCTAAAAGATCTTTCGCGTGCACAGTCGACGCGCTGACTAATTCATTTTCAGATTTTTGCTCCAAACAATTCTAATCTTTACACTTATCAAAAAAATTTCAATTAAAAGTATCCGTTTTAGTAAGGTTGAGGTTGCGAGATGGGGTGTCTTTCTCGACAATGACTCAAGTTCAACTAATAAAGGAATTCTAAATGGCTACAACCCACATCTATAATCAATTTCAATATACTCAAATTGCCGACACTGTGACTCTTTTCCTCCGCATCAACATCGGGGCCTCTGGTTCTGTAAGTTCTGCCGGTGGATTAGGCTTCACTTCGGTCACCAAAGAATCGGCAGCTGGACAATATTCCATCAAGCTCGATTCCAAATTAAACCGATTCATCGGTATGAGATGGGCAATCGTCGATGATGCAATAAGCCAAATTGCTAACATCCAAGTATTTGAAGACCCTTCAGCGATCCAAGCCGATATGCTTGCGGATCAAACCTTCAAGATTCAGTGTTTGGCCGTCGAATCCGACGCTACACCTGTTTTAATCGCCGCTAACCCCGCCTCTGGCGCCACTCTTCTTATCGAAGTGGTCATGAGAATGGGCTCTTACACCAATGGCGACAGTAACTTTCAGTAATCAGTAATTGAGGAAGGGGGCTAAAAACCCCCACCTCCTCTTCAGGAGCTTCCATGTTGATGATCGATGATAAAAAAAAGAAGGATATGGCTGCGATCCTCGTCTCTAAAATGAAAGACGATGGAACCAAAGCCCCTTCCACTGAAATCAAAGCTGAAAGAGAAATAGATCCCGACGAACAAGCCTACCATGCTGCCGCTGAAGACATCCTTATGGCCTTTAAAACGGGCTCCGCTTCAGACTTAAGATCAGCCTTAGATGCTTACTTCGATATCCGCGGATCAAAAATAGAAATAGAATTAGAAAAGGGGGATTAAGTGGCCTTATCCGTCTCTACGATTAGCCCACCTTCTGGCTCCACACTCGGAAGTACCAGCTTATTTATTGCAGGAACCGACTTCGATACCGACGTCACGGTCTCCTTCGGCGGAATTCCTGGCACCGTTCTTAGCCAAACAGCCACCCTCTTAGAGGTAACGACTCCCTTCGGCCCCACAGGCCAAGTGGATGTTGTGGTCGCAAACATTGCTGTTCCGGCCACCGTTACCGTCGTAAACGGGTATCAATACGTTGAGAACCCAACCATTATTTCAGTGGATCCTAACTACGCCCCATTAGAATCGGGCACCGTAGTCACCCTAGAAGGCACAGGACTGGCAGAAACCGTGTCTGTAACCATCGGTGGGGAAGAGTGCACCAACATCACCATTGTTGATGATGCCTCCATAACCTTTCGATGCCCGACCTTCACTGAGCCAGGAAACATGGATGTAATCCTCACCGTAGCCAATGGCGCTACCGCCACCATGACTGAGTTCTTCGCCATCATTATCTCCGGCCAAGACACTCTGGACTCCTTGATCCTTCAAGCTCAGCAAAAGGCCGACCTTCAAAACTCTAAGTTCATCGATAATGCGGAATGGGCCCGATATGCCAACAAATCAAGGGATGAGCTCTACGACATCCTGACTTCCAAATACGGCAACAACTACAACATGGCGGAGCCTTACGTTTTCCAAGTTACTGGAAATGAACAGCGTTACCCGCTGCCCGTAGATTTTTACAAACTCTCTGGCGTCGATGTAAACACCAGCCCAGGAGCCGGATCCGGCCAACAATGGGCCACCATGAAACAATTCAACTTTGGGGAAAGAAACAAATGGTCTTGGCCTATCCCCACCACCATCTACGGCACCGTCGCTTGCCGATATGCACTAGTCGGTAACGAGATCATGTTCGCACCAGTGCCTCAAGGGGGCTTAAGCATCCGTCTTTGGTATGTGAAACGACCGGAGCCCATGACCAATGGCACATCCATCTGTGATGGGGTGTCAGGTTGGAACGAATACGTCATCACTGACATGGCCATCAAAGCAGGCATCAAAGAAGAGTCCGACGTTCAAGCTCTCATGGTTCAAAAGCAGGCCTTACTCGATCGAATCGAAGCCATGGCTGAATCTAGAAACGAGGGGGAAGCCTTCACGGTTACGGATATACGGAATGCAAATTCAGTAGACGGATGGTCAGGAGGTTGGGATTCCAACTTCTAATATGAAAAACTGCACCCTTTGCAAAAAGACCAAAGAGCTGTCCGAGTTTAACAAGAACAGGTCGCACTCCACTGGATTAGATTCTTGGTGTCGTCCATGCAAAAGCTCTTATTATTCTGACTGGCAAAAAAGAAATCGAAAGCTTTGTTCCGAAAAGCAAAAACGATGGCGTCACTCAAATCCATTAAAAACCAAGAACAAGCAGTTAAGAGAGTCGTTTGGAATTTCCTTAGAAATCTATAACAATCTTTTAAAGTCTCAAGGAGGAGTCTGTGCAATCTGTGGCGCAAAAGAAAGCTCCACTCATAATGGCAAGATTCGGCACCTATCCGTAGATCACTGTCATGAGTCAGGAACGATTCGAGGACTGCTTTGTAATGGGTGTAATGTTTCGATTGGTCGAATGAACGACAACCCATTTCGATTGATAGCGGCTGCTGAATATCTTTGGAAATTCAGAAGGAAAACCGCCTAATGAGCACAAATCAAAAAACAATTCCAAGAATGCAGACAGAAGACAGGGAGATTAACCAACTTCAAGTTAACATCCTCTCTGTCTTAAACCCGCTGCTACAAAACCCACTCTTAAGCGGAACTCTAATCGATGGAATAACTCTAGCCTCGGGGGCTAACACCATATTCCATGGCTTAGGACGCCCTTTACGGGGTTGGATTATAACCAGAAGATCAACGGCTGCGACTCTGTTTGATACGCAAGCCTCTAACACTGCTCCTCAGCTCACCCTTAACCTCACCTCCAGTGGGGCTAATGTCGTGAGCCTTTATGTTTTTTAGGAGATAAAGAATGGCAAATGTTCTTCCTTACATGAGAATCACCCTACCAACGGTTTCAGAAACCTTTGGTCCACTTTGGGCCTCACAAGTAAACACAGCCCTTGGCAAAGTAGACGCTCATGATCACAGCCCAGGAAACGGAAAGTTTATTACTCCGCTAGCGCTTAATATCGACGCCGATCTTCCATTCAGTTCCAACAACGCGACTGGGCTGCGGTCTGTTCGATTTGCAACGCAGGCATCTCCGCTTGCTCAACCGACGGACGTCGCGTGCCTTTATTCTTCGCCCACCGCAACCGGCGACCTTTATTACAATGACGGAGCCGGAAATCAGATTCGAATCACCGTAAGTGGGGCCATAGACACCTCCACTTCCGGATCTATTTCTGGAATGGGCGCAACCACTGCATCTGTCGCATACGATTCCACCGATAAAGTTTTCACATTTGATCAAAACACCGATGAAAGAGCGTATCTAGACATCGGAACACTAACGATCAGAGAAGATAACGGGGCCTCAACAAACGGAGTAACGCTTTCGGCACCAGCCGGATTAGCCGCCGATTATGGAATAATTTTTCCTGGAGCTTTGCCGGGATCTACTCAGTGGATGACGCTTGCTTCGAGCGGCGCAATTTCTTACACGACGGCCGACACGATTGCCGCAGGAATGACCGCGACCGGAGCGAATAATGTCGCCACTACAATGACGGCAACAGGTGCAAACGCCATAGCCGCAACTATGAACTCAACAGGCACCACATCCATTGCTGGCACGATGACTGCTGCAAATGCCAATACCATAATAAACAAAAGAACAAGGGCCACCGGAGCAACCGTTGTGGCTGGTGGGGTGGCGATTTCTGGGAACTCTGGGATTTTTAATACGGCCAGCACTAGCTATGTGCTGGTTACAAATCAGACCATTACGATTACCGGAACCGGAAACCCCATTGAAATTTTATTGCAGCCGAGGGCTAGCGCCGCCGCGCCCGGAAGAATTGGCATATCATCCGGATCTCTTGACATCATATCTGCAACGTTCGCTCTAAACAGAGATGCGGCAACAATTTTTGAAACGCTGCTTTCTACGACTGTTGTGGGAGTCACTAGCGCCGGAGTTATTGCGCCGCCAGGCGCAGTTTCTTTCACTGATTTTCCTGGTGCCGGAACCTTTACGTATACTTTTTATGTGAAATCTAGCGATGCAGCGGCCACCGCCACCGTTCAAAACTGCAATTTGATCGCTTACGAACTTTAAGAGGGGAAAATGGCAGGGATTCAAGGACTTCAAAAACAAAATGTAAGTCTGACTTTAGGAAAAGGATTAGACACAAAAACTGATCCTAAACAAGTCATCGCCGGATCTCTTCTCGAGTTAAAAAACGGTCGATTTCGTACGCCAATGCGCCTTGAAAAACGCTACGGATATTTAAAAAGAAATCAGGCAATCGAGGGGGGAGGAACGCTTTCTAGCGCAAGAGCTCTCGCCTCTTTTAAAAGCGAACTACTTCAATTCACAGAAACGGACCTCTATTCCTACGCGGAGTCCAATCAGAGATGGACCGCTCAGGGCCAAGAAATCTCTCTCATCACATCCTTAAAACCCGTGGTTAGAAACACCTACATTCAAACGACTCCTGAGATTGCTTATCACTCATCAGGGCTCTCGGTTTCGACATGGGAAGATTCCAGAGGTGGAAGCTATTACTCGGTCGTTGATACGGTGACGAACCAAATCATCGTCGAAGATACCCTGCTAGCCGCTGATTATAAGCGGCCAAAGCCCATGACGAACGGGCAGTACATTGTGATTTTTGCCGTAGATTCAACGAACAACAATATTGTCTATGCCGCTCTGAGCACCCTTGATCCTTCGGCAGCCCTGTCTTTCGATGACTATGTTACCGACGTTCCTTCAGCCAGTTCGGAACAAAACTATGATGTTTGCAAAATTTCCAATCGACTATTTGTGGCTTATAACTCTTCAGCCGCTACTACTATTGGTCTGCGTTCCATTGATCAGTTACTTAATCTCTCAAATACCCGATCAGTGGGGTCTAGCGGAGCATCTGTCTCTATTAACGTGTGTGGCGATTCTTCTGATAATGTTTGGGTTGGTTATTACAACGGCACTGCTGTTTCAGTACTAATTAGAGACTTTGACCTTTCTGCCACTGCCGTACTCGCCCCTACAGTTCTAGAAACCGTCGCCAACATCCTTGGACTAACAGGGAAGGTCACAGGAACCACCGGCACCTACTACTACCAACAGTCGGCCTCAAACTCTTACGACAACTTGATCAGAACAAACACCATGACCCTAACGGGTACAGCAGGAACAGCCGCCGTGTTTATCCGGTCCGTGGGACTGTTCTCTAAACAGTTTTCGTTTGGTTCGAAAACTTACATGTTGGCCGCTTACCAATCGACTCTTCAGTCCACCTACTTCTTGATTGATACGGATGCCAAGATTGTGGCCAAAGTTCTTTACGGAAATGCGGGCGGACTTCTCGCAAACAACCTCTTCGGAACCACTCAACTGTCTGAAGTGAGTAGCATCAGTGACGATTCAGTCACCATGGCTATCATGCAAAAGAACCTCGTAGAAACCTTATCCGGAGCGGTTTATACACAAACTGGAATTTCTGCCCTCACGATAGAATTCAACACGTTGAACTCCTTCTTAAGAGCAGAGGCGGCTAACAACCTTCACATCTCTGGGGGTTACCTCTCGATGTACGATGGTGTTTCGGTCGTAGAGCACAACTTTCATCTCTATCCAGAGAATGTGGCCGTCGCTGCCGGAACCTTTACCGGTAACGTCACGAACGGGCAGCCAACCGTAACCAACATCCCAACCACATCAGGACTAAAGGTGGGGATGGTCATTACCGGGACAGGGGTAGCGGGTCTTTCGATTCTATCGATCGACTCAGCCACCCAAATCACCATGAGCGGAAACGGTTCGGCGACTAACGCGAACGTCACACTCACCATTACTGGGGCTGTAGCCGACGGCACCTATCAATACTTTGTGGTGGAAGAGTGGATGGATAACTACGGAAACATGCACCAATCCTCGCCATCCCCAGCCGTCACCTTTGTGGTGTCTGGTGGACCAAAGGCCAATAGAGTAGCCATTCCCACGCTTCGACTAACTTCAAAGCAATCGCCCAGAGCAGCGGTGAACTTCGCTCTCTATCGACAGTCTGTGGCTCAGCCCACTCCTTACCGAGTGTTTGCTTCCACAGTGCCAAGCTTGAATTCAACGACTACAGATTTTATTTATATTTATGACACGTTGGCGGATGCTTCTATTTCTGGAAATCAGCTTCTTTATACTTACGGCGGAGTGATCGAGAACGTCGCCGCACCAGCTCCAGCGCTTGTGTTTAATTACAAAAACCGCGTGATCGTTGTTCCTTCTGAAAATCGAACGAGCTTTCAGTACTCAAAGGCAAATTTAGAAGGCCAACCAATTGCCTTTACCGACTCCTTTACGCAAAACATCGATCCTACAGGCGGAGATATTTCAGCGGGTATTCAGATGGACGATAAGATGCTTCTCTTTAAAGAAAGCTACGTCATGTATACGACCGGAGATGGGCCCACCGATACCGGTCAGGCGAATGATTTTGCTCCGGCTCAAATTATTACGTCCGACACCGGATGCTCGAACCCAAGATCGTTAGTGTTCATGCCTTTGGGTGTGATGTTCAAATCTCCAAAAGGGATTTACATGATTACTCGGGGGCTTCAGGTTCAATATATCGGGGCTCCGGTTGAGCGCTACAACGACCTCACCATCACCTCTGCCATCCTCGTCCCCAAGGTAAACGAAGTGCGCTTCTTGACCTTAGAAGGACCCACCCTGGTTTATGACTATTTCATGGATCAGTGGGGCACGGATGAAGAGATCGCTGGAGTAGACGCCACCGTTTATCAAAACACTTTCACCTATGCGACGGCTGACGGAATCGTGAACAAGGAAACTCCTGGCACCTTTACGGATAACGGGCAGTTCATTCCATTAGGGCTAACGACTGGATGGTTATCTGGCGCTGGTCTTCAAGCTTATCAGCGAGTTTTCGACATGTACTTGCTTGGAGAATATAAATCGCCACATCAGCTAAAAGTGACATTCGCTTACGACTTCAATCCAAATCCATTTCAATTCACCTATGTGCAAGCGGGTGTGTTGCTGGACGTTCCTCCCTATGGTGAGGAATACGTTTATGGAGCTGAACCTGTTTATGGCGGTGTCTATCCCACCTATGAATTTGAGTTCTCTTTGGTGAAGCAAAAATGTTCCGCCATTCAAATTTCTATCGAAGATATTCAAACGGAGAACTTTGGTGAGGGCTACAACATTTCAGCGCTTGGATTCCAGGCGGGTGCAAAGTCTGGAATGAACAAACTGAAAGCGAGCAGACAAGTCTAATGGACAACCTTTTTGAAAAATATTGGCTGGAATACGATAAGTATGAAGTCATCAAGAACGAGCAAGGATTCATTCTGTTCAAATGCTACGACAACCAAACTTGTTACATCAGAAGCATCTATGTTTTGCCGGAGCATCGTAAGTCAAAGCTAGGCTCTAAAATGGCCGATGACGTTTTTAATCTCTGTCGAATTCGAGGGATAAAAAAAGTCTTCGGCTCTGTAGACGTTGCCCTAAAAGAAGCGGGACCGCTTATGAGCTTCTTAAAATATGGATTTGAATTGAGTCACTGTGACGGTCAAGTCCTGTGGATTGTGAAGGAGGTTTAAGGTGGGAGATTTTAGTTTAACCAAAATGTTGGATCCGGGCGGGTTCATTACCAAAAAGAAAAAGCCCGGCAAGTTAGAAGGAACCAAGGGTCTTGAGTATCAAGACGAGGATTATATTTCTCGGATTGAAGAGCAGTATAAGAAAGCTGGAGATTTCAACCAGAACTTGGTTGATCAAAGTTTCTCTAATCAATCCCGTGCGCAAAATCAGATGGTCATCAACCAGCTGCAAGATCAAGCCTCTGGCAAAGCTCCTTCCATGGCTGAAATGCTGCTCACTAAAAATGCAGCCCTTAATAATCAAAACGCAGCCGCTCAGATAGCCAACGCAACTAAAACGAACCCAGCTTTAGCCGCCCGCCTTATCATGCAAAACAATCAGGCGAATAACTTCGGAACGGCTCAAGAAGCTGCATCCGCAAGGGTCCAAGAACAACAAGCCGCCACACAGACTTTAGCGAATGTGTTGAACGCGCAACGACAGATGGATCTCTCTCAGTCCTCCACAGGGGCAAACGTGGGAATGAGCCAGCAACAACTCGCCCAGGGCTTGTTCGGATCCAACTTAGCAGCATTACAAAACAGAAATGCTCAGCTTTTGGCGGGTCAAGCCGGACAGCAAGCCAGCTATCAACAAGACGTGAATAGAACAGCGGCTATGCAAGGCGGTCTTTTGAATGCCGCTGGAACTATTGTCGGAGGACTTTATGGAGGGCCGGCCGGTGCGGCGGCGGGTGGTGCGGCAGGAAACCGTGTTGCACAACAAACCAACCCAGAGGCTACCAACTTAGGAAAAGCTAAGGGTGGGATGATTGAAGGCTCAGCCCCGAAGGCTCCTGTAGATAGCCACGCTTTAGACACCGTTCCAACCATGCTTTCACCACAAGAGATTGTAATTCCTCGCTCTATCGTCATGGGGAAAAACGCCCCACAAGAAGCGAAAAAGTTTGTTGAGAAGATTTTGGCTGAGAAATCTCCGAAGAAGATGGCAAGTGGCGGCAAGGTTGGTTCCAACTCTGAGAGAATAGCGGAGCTTGAAAGACAAATTGCCTGCATCCCAGGAATGAAAGGCCGTCCTAAAAAGATGGCTGATGGTGGCGTCGTCGGTGGAATTCAAGACCTATCTCAGACCCCAGGCTCTTTAGCCCCTACTGGCATGCCATCTCCACAGGATTTGTTTGCTCAAAGAAGTGCGGCAGCCAAAGAATATCTAAAAGATCCTAACGCTAGCCTGGAAGACAAGGTCAGGGCAGCTCAGCAACTTAAAGACGATGAGATGCAGGCACAAAGAGAAGCCGAAGCGAAAGCTCAGGCAAACTTGTTGGCTCAGCAAGCGGCCGATCAAAAGACTCAAGAAGACAGCCAAAAAGCAGCTCTCGTTAATGAAATGGTACTTAAGCACGGCGGCACGCCTGTTGATGTTCCATCGATGGCTCCACAAGGAGTTGCACAAGTTGTTCCGGCGTCGATGACGGCAGAAACCGCACCCAGTGCTCCTTCGGCAATCACGCCAGCGGAAGCAGTGCCAGCTTCGCCACTCGATAATGCAATGGCGAACTATATGTCTGCAGCAAATAATAAATTCGCTGCAGATTCAAATCTCGCGCAGATGAATGTTAAGACTCAAGAGCAATTGATTGCCGATCTAGAAGCTAAGCATTTGGCCTACAAAGCCGAACAAGATAACCTTCAAAAACAATCGGACGCTCTCTATGACGATGTCGTTAACCAAAAGGTAGATCCGGGACGCTTCTGGTCTCAGAAATCAACCGGAGACAAAATAGGTTCAACAATTGCCATAGCACTTTCGGGCATAGGCAATGCGATTTCGGCCAGCGCTGGCATCTCCGCTTCTAACGGGGCTTTGGCTATCATTGAGAAGAACATTGATCGAGACATCGAAGCACAAAAAGAAAACATCAACTCGAAGAACAATCTCTATCGAATGAACTTACAAAGGCTTGGTGACTCCAGAGCGGCAGAGAGCGCCACACAAGCGCAAATGCTGACCATGGCAACAGCCCAAATGTCGCGAAATGCAGCGATAGTCGGCACTGACATGGCTAAAGCCACCAGAGATGAGTTTAAGGCCAATGCTCAGATTAAGATCGCAGAGCTCAATAACCAGACCATTAAAGCTCAGTCGGAAGCAAAGAAGGTCGGCGGCGAAACTTTTGTCCCGGGAGTTGGTAGAGCCCTTGATCCTATGGCCGCAAAAGAGGCGAGAGAAATCTCTGGGAAAACCACAGCGTTCTTAAACATCTTAGACGACATCCAAGATTTTGGAGCAAAGACCGGAAGAACCTTAAGCCCTGAAGCAAGGGGTGTTATGGATTCAAAAATTGCAGAGCTGAAATCAGCTTATAAAGAAGCCAAGAAACTTGGGACATTAGATGCGGGCGTAGAACGTCTTTTTGATCAGTTGATTGCTAAACCCACCGACATTTTTCAAACGAGCGCCAAAGCAAGAATTAAATCGCTTCGGGATAACACCGTTAAATCGGCGGTTACTACAATGAATCAGTACATGCTCGATCCGGCTGATCCATCCTTCTTCGCATCAATGAAAGAAAAAGAAATAAACGAAGGCATCAAATGGGCGAAGGAACACCCGAACGACCCTAGAGCAAAGGAGATTCTAACTAAGTTAGGGGTTTCAAGTGGCCAATAATTTTGATCCGGACGCGTTTCTCGTAAAGCTAAACGAAGAGGCTGAAGCCACAGAGTATGGAGATGGCGTTTTAAATCCGCTTATTGCTGGAGCGCTGGGATTTGCTGACACAGCTTCTCTTGGTGCAACCACAAAGATTCTCACCGGTACAAATCAAAAGACCGGCGAGCGCCTTATGGATCCGGAGACTGTAAAAAAATACGAGAAATATAATCCAGCCGCATCCCTCATTGGAAAAGGTGCAGGGATTATTGTTCCCACTTTGTTAGCTCCAGAAGCCTCTCTGCCAGGACTTGTTTCTAAGATGGGACAAGGTGCCACCGCCGCAACGAAAGCTGCCATAGGAAGCGAAAGCTTAGCTGCTAGAATGGCCGCCGGAGCTGTAGGCGAAGGTTTAGAAAGCGCTATTTGGGGGGCTCAGAATCTAATTCACGAGGAGGCTCTCGGAGATGCCAACTTCAATGCCGAGTCCATTTTGGCAAATGTGGGGTCTGGTGCTCTACTTGGGGGCGGTCTTGGTTCTATGTTCCCTGTGGCTGGTGGTGCGCTATCTGGCACCAAGAAAGCATTCGATAGTCTTTTGGAAAAAGGCTCAACCTACACTAAAAAGTTATCAGATATTGCCTCTCAAAAAACCTTGGGGATTACGAGAGCGGATCGAGAGACTATTAAGGCGCAAGCATTAGGCGGAGCATCGGAAGAGTTAAACATTCTTCAAAACATTCCACGGCGAGCGATGGAAAAGGGGATCCTTGACCCATTCATATCGACCGGCGAGCGATTGAGAAGAGCATCGGCTTTAAAAAAACAAGCGGGCGCCGAAATTGAAGAAGCGTTTAATGCTACTGATAAAAACTTAAAGTTTTCCAAAAAATTCATCAAAGATCAGTTTTCAGATTTAGAGGAACAATTCAAAACCCCACTGAATGAGGATGTGCTTCCTAATTGGAAAAATCTTTTAAAGACGATTGATTCCAAGGGGGGCGACGCGCTCGGAATAAAAGACCTGAAAGCTATTCAGTCCGACCTCAAAAAGATTGGCTATCCCAAAGGTGCTAAACCCGCAAATCCAACTGAAAAGCAACTACTGGCACAAGAGGCTGTAGACGTGCTCCGCGGAATCCAAAGAGATGTTGTCAGTGTTCAGGCGGCTGAAAAGGCTTTCGATATTCTCAACACTTCAGAGGCCATAAGGGCTAGTGAAGAAGGCTTAGGACTTTTGGCCGAGTTGAAACCTATTGCTGATTTGAAAGCAGCAACGACTAAGACTTTTGGGAAAGGAAAGAACGCAAGAACCGAGAGAATCTTCGGAAATATCGCGGAGATTCCGGAAGACGTACTTCGGTTGGTGAAAGACGGGCCCGATGGATCACCTTCCGCCTTAGAGCGAGCGATCGAGTTCGTCTCGAAGAATGAAGGCCAGATGAAGCTACCCGCTGAGTTTGAGTCATTGAAACGCTACCCTACGGCCGTTCGGGATTATCACACAGGAAAAAACGCCGAGAAGTGGTTACTAAAGAAAGTTGTCACGGAAGAAGGAAAGAGCGCGATGAGCCTAACTGATTTAGCCACGTCAGGGTTCGGCGGAGCCATTGGCAGTATGTTGGGCGGAGGCCTTGGCGCTGCCGCTGGATCAGCGGCAGCGTACACCGGAAAAAAAGTATTGAACGAGTTTGCAGACCCAATGGTCGCAAATTTAGATCGCGCCTTAAAACAGGTTCGAGAGTTCACAAGCATAGACAAAGTTTTAAACAAAATGAATAAGGCTACGGCCGACAACATCCGCTCCTTTATGGAAGGGGCCAAAAAAGTTCAGCGAGTAGGGGTTGCCCCCCTCATTCCACAGATAGAGGCTTTTGATGAGGTCAGAGACAAAATAAATGAGCTTTCAAACTCTTTCGAAATTCTTCAAAACGATTTGGATCAAAACCCTTTTAAAGACACGATGCCAAACACGACGGCGGCGATTAATAACAAGAAACTTAAAACATTAGAGTTCTTGAAATCAAAACTCCCGGTTCAACAAAAAGCAGGTGCTTTCGGCGGATTTCTACCCCCACCAAAAGCGGAGTTGTACGTTTTTTATAAATACATGAACGCGGTTAATAATCCGCTCGATACCCTATTCGATGAATTAAAAGACGGGACACTTCAGATGGAAACGGTTGAAACTATAAAAACTGTGTATCCAGATTTATACAAGAGGGTGAGTTTAGATTTATTACTTCAGGCCGGAGAAAACCCAGACAAATTAACCTATCGTCAAAAGCTGCAACTCAGCCTTCTGTTTGGATATGACCTTGATGGGTCTTTATCTCCTGAAGCAATTCAGGCCAACCAAGTGGCGGTCAGTGGGCAAGCAACCGCAATGAACCAGTCACAGAAACCAAAAAAATCATCGGTCGTTGGAATAAGAGAGATGCAAAAATCTCAAGCTATGTTGACCCCAATGCAAAAAGTTCAGCATGGTGAAAAGGAGGGATAAGTAAATGGAGCTACAGATTCCTAAAGACGCTTTCGAGATATTGAAATCACATCGAGTGAAAGCATTTAAGTGTAAGGATTTTGAGGTAGAATTTTTCGAAGAAAAAGAAGAAGAGTTTGAACTTCCAGAATTTAATGACGAAGATAAAAAAACGCTCACTGAAGAAGACATCACTTTTTATTCTACAAATGAGCCTTTGAGCATCGAGAGGGAAGACCGTGCTGACGGCAACTAAAGAATGTAAAACTTGTTTAATCCCAAAGCTATTCACTCTTTTTTCTAAAGATATATCTAAAAAAGATGGTCATAGAGGCGCATGTAAAGAGTGCGAAAAGCCAAAAAAAGCGGCCGAATACCGTAAGAATAAGGCTAAATATGTTGAGTACAGAAAAATAAATTTATCTGCCCGCAACGAACACAGCAAGGCCTGGGGTATCGAGAATAGAAAAAAAGTAAATCGGTATGAAAAAACAAGGCTTTTGGTGGACCAACAATTTAAATGGCAAAGAACTATTCGATGGCGAACAAAAGCCCTTCTTAAGTACGGTTTAAAAAAAGGTAAAATTGTTCAATCCATAGGGTGCACATCAAAACATTTTAGAATTTATTTAGAAGCCAATTTTCAACCAGGAATGAACTGGGGTAATTATGGAAAAAAACACGGCCAGTGGTGCTTAGATCACACGTTCCCGCTGTCTAAGGCAGATCTAACAAATGATTTATCTAGAGATCTGACGAGTCACTATTCAAACGTTCGACCAGTATGGGTTGAACAAAACATTAAGAAGGCGTCGAGGATTTTATGATTAATAAAAAAATAACTGGAAGTAAGCAGTGGTGGAAGCTCCCAGATGACCAACTTCCTGCCATTGTTGATGAGGTTTTGGGGGGAATTAAAAATGGTCAAACTCGTCGTATTGATCAGCTCGTTACTAGTGCTCGGCTCTACGGAAATCTTCCCCCGACTTTTTATGGGGTCACTATGTCTTCAGAAGGCGGATATGGAGGTTTGGCTAATTACCAAACTGCTCCAAAGTCTCGTCTTACTTATAACGTGGTTCAGTCTGCTATCGATACCGTAACGTCTAAAATTGCCAAGAATAAGCCGCGCCCCTATTTCTTAACGAACTATGGCGATTGGAAAATGCAAAGAAAGGCTGAAAAGCTCGGTCGATTTGTTGACGGGGTTTTTTATCAAAACGATGCCTATCCTTTGGGCCGACTTATTTTTAGAGATGCGGCCGTCTTCGGCTCCGCTCACACCTATGTTTATCCTTGTTATGGTTCCGTAAAATATGAGCGCGTTTTTTCTGGGGAATTATTTGTCGATGACCAGGATGCTTTATATGGCAATCCAACTCAGCTTCATCGAGTCAGAATTGTAGACCGTGATCAGCTCATCGAAGAGTTTCCTGAGCATAAGAAAGAAATTCTACTCGCGCCGAATGCGGTGCTTCCTGGGAAGCTCCAAACGACGGAAGTATCCAATAGCGTGATTCGGGTTGATTCTTGGCACTTGAGAAGCTCTCCCGATTCTGATGACGGTCTGCATACCGTTTGTATTCAATATGCGAAGCCATTAAAACGTGAGGAATATAAGCACGACTTCTTCCCATTCTCTAACCTCCACTGGACCAAGAGATTATTTGGTTTTTGGGGGCAAGGCGCTGCTGAGCAAATTCAAAATATTCAAAGGGAAGTGAACACGCTTTTGGTAACAATCCAAAGAAGCATGCACTTGATGGGATCTTTTAAGATCGCTGTAGAAAATTCATCAAAAATGGTGAAGCAATATTTTAACAACGATCTTGCAACCATCATTCCTTTTTCAAAAACACCTCCACAATATTTAATACCTCCGATTGTTCAGCCAGAAATTTATGCCCACTTTCAAACTTTGAAGGCGGCTGCTTACGAGATCGTTGGAATTTCTCAGCTCTCTGCTACTTCTAGAAAGCCAGAGGGCTTAGATAGCGGAAAAGCACTTCGTGTTTATAACGACTTTGAAACCGAACGATTTATGACCTTGGGGCAAGACTTCGAAAAATACTTTATTGATCTAGCCAAGATTACAATCGCAGTCGCAAAGGACATGTATACCAAGGACAAACAAAAAAACATGGAGATAAAAGTCCCAGGTAGTCGATTCGTGGAAACGATCAAGTGGAGCGATGTAGACATGGAGGATGACTCTTATGTGCTTCAAGCGTTTCCAGTTTCTTCATTATCAAATGAGCCCGCTGGCAGGTTGAGCGATGTGAAAGATTATATGCAAGCTGGCCTAATATCTCCGAGAGCAGGAAGAAAGCTTTTAGACTTCCCGGACATAAACGCTGCTGAAGCCTTAGGTAACGCGCAAGAAGATTGGCTTAACATGATCTTCGATAGGATTATTGATCAAGGAATCTACACGCCTCCAGAGCCTCAAATGGATTTGGCCTTGGCCAAAGAACTTGCAATTCAATATATCGCCTGGGGTTCGACTCAAGATCTTCCAGAAAAGAGAATGGGCCTTTTAAGAGACTTCTCTTCTCAAATAGATCTTTTGGTTCAAAAAGCAGCGACACCCCCAATGGGTGCGCCGGGCATGGGAATTCCTCAAGTAGATAGTGTTAGTCCTGGTCAATCCGATTTAATCGCAAATCAGCCTGGGATGATGGGACCGTTACCTCAATAACAATGAAATGATTGGAGCATCATATGTCAGAAGTACTCGCAACCGATAATCAAAGCGCGCCAACTGCACCTGTCGAAGGATCAGCGCCACCAGTAGATCAAAAAGTTGAGAAGCATGGGGCTACGTTCGCAGCGTTTGCAAAGAAAGAACGCGCCATCCAACAAAAGATGGCCGAATCAAAAGCTCTAGAAGCAAAGCTTGCTCAAGATCTCAAAGAAATTGAAGAGTACAAAGCTCTTCGCGGCGATAAAAGAAAAGTTCTAAAGCATTTTGGCTTAAATAAAGAAGAGCTCAAAAAGCTAATGGATGAAGAAGATTTAGTCCCGACGGCTGAAGATATTCAGGCCATGATTCAAAGAGGAATCAAAGAGCAAGAGCTTGAGAAGTTAAAAGAAGAAGAAGCAAGGGCTGCCCAGCAAGAAGAGGCCAAAAAGGCTGAATTAGAACAGGCGGTGTCTGCGTATAAAAAGACAATATCCACCGAGTGTCAGAAGGTCGGAGATGAGCTCGAGCTGGTTAATTTATTTGGAGTTTATGACGATGTTTACAGCCTCATGGAAACTACTTGGAATGATTCTCGTATTGAAGTTTCTCCTTTGGACGCCGCAAAAGAAATGGAAAAGCACCTAGAGTCGTTGGTCGAAAAAGCTTTAGCTTCTAAAAAATTCTCTGGTCGTGCTACAAAACCACCAGTGCAAGAAGAGACACAAGGAAATGCGCCAATTGATAAAATGGCAGCAGTGAAAGAAGTCCAAAAAGGATTTCCAACCTCGAACGATCGTGCGGATGCAGACAAGCGAGAGGCTCAGAAAATTTTCGATATGTTGGATAAAATTCCAAGATCAAAACGAACCTTCAAAGAGCAAGAAGAGTATGTGCTGGCCAAATTCACTCTCGGACTCATTAAGGAATAATGCTGACATTTAAAGACCGGCTCCTCATGAAAGAAGTAGTGAGAAGGAGTCGGTCGCATGTGAATGTGCTTGAAGGTGCTCTTGATAAACAGATTTCGTTTATTAAGAATAAGGCCAGGCTAAAGGCGATTTTAGCAACCCGTCGAGCGGCAAAAAGTTACACTGCCGGACTTGCGTTCATGGATGCCGCCTATAAGTATCCAGGCTCTTCCATGCTCTACATCGCACTAACAGGCCTTACAGCCAGAAGAATCCTTATTAAGGATGTCTTAAAGCCAATCGCCAAAAAAAATAAAATCAAAATAGAGATTAACGATCAAACCGGGACGGCCAGGCTTCCAGAAGGATCAATGCTTTATTTGATTGGAGCGGATGCTAAGCCCGATGAAATTGATAAGGCGTTGGGTCAAAAATATTCGAGAATCATTATCGATGAATCTGCGTTCTACCACCAAGACTTAAGGTCGATGGTTTATGAGCATCTTAAGCCTGCAGTCGCCGATTACATGGGGGATATTTGGTTAATTGGATCTCCAGGGTCTAACACCAAAAGTTTTTTCTATGATGTCACCACTGGGAAAGAGCCTGGTTGGTATGTGGAAAAATGGACGGCATTGGACAACCCTTACGTCGCGCAGCAAATTCAAGACGACATAGACACGTTCACAAAAGACAATCCTCGATTTCTTGAAACTCCAGCCTACAAACGCATGTATCTAGGCGAGTGGGTGATAGACGATGATTTGCTTGTTTCGAAATTTGATCCTTCAAAAAATCTGGTCTCAGAAATTCCTAAGTCTAAACACCCGTGGACTTATCATCTCGGCGTCCACTTGGGGCATCATCCAGCCCCTTCAGCGTTTGTTAGGGTTGGGCATCTGCAGTTTGATAAAAGACTTTATGTGTTTAAGTCTGAAGAAATTAAAAATTTAGACATGACCGGCGTCGCGCAGAAAATTAAATCTTTGGATAATGAATTCGATTTCTCTAGAATAGCCATAAGCGGGCCCACAAAACAGGCCGTTGAGGAAATGGAAAACCGCCACATGCTGCCGCTCATTTCCGTTGAAAAGGACGGGAAGTCTGATTTTATAGAAATGATGAACTCAGATTTTGTTCGTGGAAACATCGTTTTGATCGATAAGGACACGGACACCCTTAAAAACGAAATGACCTCTCTCGTTTGGGATGAAAAGTTAAAGAAAGAGACCGGGAAGAGAGAAGAGCATCCAGCGTGCCCAAATTTCAATCATGATGCGCTGCTTTCTATCTGGAAACACAGCTTTCATTATGCCGCTGTACCGGAGCAAAAAAGACCAAAAAGGGGCTCCATTGAGGCAATTAATGAAGAAGAAGAGGCTATTTGGCGGGGCGTGGCCGAAGCTAGAGAGCAAAAAGATTGGGATGATTCGCCTCCAGACTACGAAAAATCTTATCAAAATGACCAATCCTATGCGGAATATGACTCTTAAAAGTAGCCGCTTTAGTTAGTGTAGAGGCGCGCTGATTCTGCCTTGCTACTTCTGACTCTTCCCCCTTGGGGATACTGGTTTCGTTTTAACCATCTGATTCAACAATCAAACAAAATTTAAGGAATTTAATACCATGGCTTTACAGTCACAATTTAACATGACGGCCGCCAATGCGATCTTGAAAGAGATCTATGACGGTCAATCAGTACCAAACGAGGTTTATAAAAAGAACCCCTTGTTCGCGATGCTTCGCAAACATGAAACCTTAGGCGGTAAGAGCTATCCATTGCCCTTACAAATCGGCGTAACCCAAACTTCGGCGACATTCTCGTCGGCTTTGGATTACCAAGGTTCTCCTATTGTTCAGAATTTCCAACTCACCCAAGCGAAGATCTATTCTCTTGGAACTATCCAAAACGATACTTTAATGGCCACCAACACCGATAAAAAGGCGTTCATCGATGGCGTGAAGATCGTTGTGGATTCTGCGATGAGAGCAGCGACCAACATGATCGCTTCTAACCTTTTCCAAAACGGATTGGGTTCTTTGGGTGTAATCTCCACTATTACTTCTTTGGGAGTGATTCAACTTTCTAACCCTCAAGACATTGTGTTCTTTGAGCTTGGTCAGACTTTGACTGCATCGGCCACTGACGGCGGCGCCTTGATTGGTGCTCCTTCTCTTGGCTATGTAATCGCGGTTGATCGTAACGCTGGTCAGTTAACTGTTGCTAACAGCTACGGTGGAACAACTGGTGCTCAACCCACTTCTTGGGTGGCTACAAACTACATCGGAAACGTAGGCTCTATGGCCGCCGGTGGAACTGCTAAAAACTTGATTGGATTAAGTGGTTGGTTGGTACAAAACCCATCTTCTTCTTCTTTCTTTGGAGTGGATCGTTCTCAAGACGAAACCCGTCTTGCTGGCGTTTACTACGATGGATCAAGCCAAACTATTGAAGAAGCATTGATTGATGCCTCTTCGTTGGTAGCACGAGAAGGTGGGCAACCCGATGTATGTTTCATGCCCTTTGCGTCTTACAGCGCACTCTTGAAACAATTGGGTTCTAAGATTCAATACATCGACATTAAGACTCCTTATGAAGGCATCAGCTTCCAAGCTCTTCGCATTCAATGTAACGGATTCGCGATGGATGTAGTTGCTGACAGAAGCTGTACTTCTCAAACCGCATACATGCTGCAAATGGACACTTGGGCGCTTTACTCGAACGGACCCGCTCCCATGGTTCTTTTGTATCCTGACAATAACCAAATGCTTCGCGTGTATAACGATGATGCGGCACAGCTCAGAGTGGGCGCGTATTTGCAATTGGGATGTTCCGCTCCCGGCTGGAATGCTCGCGTAGCACTCAACGTTTAATTGTAAAAGTAAGAGAATCCGGGGCGGAGAAATCTGCCCCGGACTTGCTCCAATTCTTAATCAAAGTGAGGGGCCATTATGAGTTCCGGTAAAAATATCTTAGTCCCGTTTTTAATTATCAATAACGGGGATATGGCCAGCGAGATCATCTCGTCGGTCGTAGACATTTCAAAAATAGACAATACAGCCGTTCAGTTAATCTGGACCGGCAACGCGGAAGGCGAATTCTTTTTAGAAGGATGCTTGAACTATGCGAAGGCAGACACTGCTGCTCGCGTAGCAAATGCAGGAACATGGATTCCTATTACACTCCCCACTCCGGCCATTGCCGATGGGGCTTCTGACGAAATTTTATTAGATTTGAATCAACTCGCATTTCCGTATGCTCGCATTCGTTACGAGCCCGGCGTATCGCCTGGGACCGGAACGCTTAATGCTTGGGTTAGTGGGAAGGGTATCTAATGAGTACTTACATTCGATATCCAGGCACATCTGGCGGAGTTCCTAAATATGCCACGGTTGGCGATCTTCCTAGTAATGCATCCCAAGGAGATTTAGCGGTCGTTTTGGCTGACAATGGTCTCTATGAATATGATGGGGCTTCGTGGGTTTTAATTACCGGATCCGGAAGCGTTATTACTACGGTTTCAGACACCGATTCTATCGATTTGACCGTTTCCTCTGGGGATCTATCGGCTGATCTTAAGCTAAGCGCTGCTTCGGCTGCTGCTGGTGAGCTCAAGATAACCAACTCTTTAGAGAATGATGGCTTATTGAGCATCATCGATATTGCGGACTCTACCCACACCGGAGCTTTGACCTCTACGGATTGGAGTACGTTTAATGGGAAGCAGGCTTCAGGAAATTATATTACTGCTCTTACTGGTGATGCGACTGCCGCCGGTCCTGGCTCTGCTGCCCTTACCCTTGCCACTGTTAATTCGAATGTGGGTAGTTTTGGCGGTGCCACTAGCGTTAGCGCTATCACTGTTAATGCTAAAGGGCTTGTAACAGCCGCTGCCTCCACATCCATTCAGATTGCTGAATCTCAGGTCACGAACCTGGTAACTGATTTGGCGGGGAAGGTTGGCACAACCCTAACCAGCGCAAACATTTTTGTTGGTAACGGTAGCAACGTGGCCACTGGGGTTGCCGTAACCGGTGACATAGCGATCACGAATGCTGGGGTAACTTCAATAGCCACCGGAGTAATTGTTAACGCGGATGTAAACGCATCGGCGGCAATTGCTTATTCGAAACTGGCCTTAACGGGTTCTATCGTGAACGCCGACATTGGAGCCTCTGCTGCGATCGCTGGAACGAAGATAAGTCCTGACTTTGGATCTCAAAACTTTGTGACCACTGGGAGCGGAGTTTTTGGTGCATCTCCTGGAATTTTTACCAACGAAAAATTGGGAGTTACAAATACTTTTACCGCCGCCGCAACAACAGCTGCTGCCGGAATCAGTAATGTCGTAGATATAAACGGAAACACTGTAATTTCAACCGGGCAGCATGTTGGTTACTTCGGTCGGGTTTCTCGTACTATTTCATCGACTACGACTGACACTTCAAACAGTGATTTTTTGGCTTTTGCGGCGCAGTATAGAATCACTCCTGGCGCTGCGGCTGTTTATACTTATGCTGGCTCTGGTTACATTGCTTCTGGAAACTTTGCGATGCCTACCGAAAACGGATCTGGCACTGCTTCGGCACCTAGAATTGCAGCCGTATTACTTTCTGGCGGTGGTGGTGCGACTTTTGCAACTAGAGCATCGCACATTTCCTTTGGCGCACTTCCAACTCAAGGCACCAACAATTCATATTTAAGCGATAACGACACTTTCACTGGCAACTGGTTTATAAACAGCACGAACACCAACGAATCTATATTGTCTGGTCATCTAAATATTGCCGGTCAAAAAGAGCTTAGACTTCAAGACACCACTGGTGGTGAGTATGTAGGCTTAAGGGCGTCTGGAACGACCACTACTCACACTTTAACGATGCCTGCGGCTGCTCCGGCGGTGAACAGGGTTTTGATGGGTGGAGGTAGTACAGCGACCGACCTTCAATGGGGTGGGGCTACGACTACGTTTACACCCGCCGTATCGCCAGCTGCGGGTGCATATTCGGGTCTCACCTATGTTATTCAAAAAGGGAATTATGTTCGGCTTGGGGATTGGATCATGTTTACGATCCAAATCGAAATTAGTGCGGTGAATATAAACACGGCCACAGGGGCGCTGAATATCACAGGCCTACCGGTCGCACAAAAAACAGATTCTGGCCTTGAAACAAGCTTTGTGTGTGCAAATTCAAATTTGAACACGAGCACAGGGAAGCCATTAGTAACGGCTAGGCTGGCCAGCGCAGCAACGACCATCAATCTTTACGAAAGTGGGGATGCGACGGCTGAAGCTGTTGTGGGTGCGGATGCAATCACTGGCGGATCATTTAACAAGAAAATTCAAATCAGCGGCGCTTACCCAGCGGCTTAAAGGAGATTTATGTCATCGATAGTACCAACCACGGGAATCACAGTTTGCAAAACGGCCACACCAACGATTTCAACATCTCCGGCGTATAGCACCGGCGATCAAATCGGCGGAATTATTGAGCTGACGAATGTGTTCAAAGATTTCTACAGAGCATTCGAGCCAAGACCATTGGGAGATGGTGGATCGACCAGATGGGCAGGAAAGGCGACCTTAAAAAGTATTAACGTCACCGACATCAGCTCTCAAAATGCCAACTTTGATTTTTGGTTTTTTAACCAGCTTCCAACGGTGGCAAGCTCTGACAATGCGGCCTTAAATATTGCCGGTGCTCAGATTATTAAGCTTCAGCATGTGTACGCGTTTGCTCCTTCAGCGTATTCGACCACGAGTGCAAACTCAGCGGCGAGTATTGGAGGGATTGATTTAGTGATCAATCAAGACACGGCAGCGCTCACAGATAGCATTTGGGTGGTGGCACAAATTAAGTCGGATGCGAAAACGTATACGACGACAACAGCACTTCAATTCAAATTTGATTTTTATATCGATTAATTATGACATCAAGATTGCGAAGAAGAAGTTCAGTTAGGATACCGTCAAGCGGCCCCACCTATGATGTTGACGCGGCCGCCTATTTCTCCGCTTACAATATTACGAATACTACGGAGAAAAATTTAGCCAACACTGTTTTTGTGGATCTCAAGGCGGCGAGTTTATATACAAAATTTGTTCGCTTAAACTTAGACTCTCCAACCTCTTCTACGGCCGCCCTCGGCTGCGCCGTTTCTCTCACGAATTCCACAAATACGAATTCCGTTTCCTATAGCACAAGTGGTTGGACGTTTAATTGTACAAACAATTATTTGAATTTGAATTATGCGACCGCGGCTCCGATCACGAATCAGAATTTTAGTGCCGGAATTTACTTGAATCAGGGCACGCTCAATGCGTTTGGTACCGGATCAATTTTTGGAGTCGTTACAAACCCTGTTTCTAGACGAACGCAAATCCTGTTTAACGGAGACGTTGCTGACTTTTCTTTAACGGCCTATTCTTTCGCCACAACCACAGCAGTTACGAGCTCCAACCCAGACCTTAGTTTGATTGGGTTTTGGAGTTATTCAAAGAACGCGAACAACAGTCTAAGCCTTTATAAAAATGGCTCTTTGCTTCAAAACGCATCGACCACAGGAACTGAAACACTCCCTACTAACAATATTTTTATTGGGTGTGTTGATTCCATTGGTTCCCCAACATCATTTTTGGATGTGACTGTTTTGCCACGTCGATCCACTTTTTTTGTAGCACAGAAATTAAACAATTCAGAAATGGCGACCGTCGTTTCCATTTTGCAGACTTATAATACAGGGCTGGGCAGGTAGAAAATGAATGCGCCAAGAATTATTCCTAATTATATTATTCCTAACGGAGAAGAATCTGATTTTTTTTGGAGTGGAAAACTCTATGCGATTACCCCTGTTATTTTATTAAAAAGGCTGGAGTGGTCTATTCCTATAGAAGTTTCTGAAATTCCAGAATTGCCACAGGAATTAAAGAAAAAAATAGAGGCCCTAGAGAGGCGAGATTTAGTGTGTTGTGATTTTCATGACTGCCAACATAAATAGGAATCTGGAAGAGGGTATTCGTAGATGAAAGAGTGGGCTATAGCTCTAGGGATTTCTCTATTGGCTTTCTTTGCGCCCATTCACGCGCTCCTTCTGTCTGTATTCATTTTGCTTCTGATTGATGTCGGAGTAGAGATCGCGGCCACCTTTAAAAAGAAAGAGGTGGTTCTTTCCAAATCTCTTCGAACCTTCGTTGTTAAATTGATCATGTATGAGATCGCTCTCATCAGCGCATTCTTGGTTTCTCATTTCATGATGAACGATGTGTTCCCGATAGAGAACTTAATCGCCACGGTATGCGGGTTGATTGAATTAAAATCTATTCTAGAAAATCTTGATCAAATGAGTGGAGAGCCGATCTTCAAATCTATCATTCGAACATTGAAGAAGAAGGAGAGGGATATTGCGCCACCAAAATGAAGCATCTTGTGAGAGGTGTGAAGAGTTTTTAAAAAAGGTACATGTTTCGCTTCTTGATTGGTTTGTATCGTTGAGAATGAAGCACAAAGATGCGCACGTAAGTTGTGGTGTGCGTTCAGAAGTGGCTCAGGATGCGGCTTTCAGAGACGGCAAGTCTAAGGCGCGATTTGGAAAATCTCCTCATAACTATTATCCAGCATTAGCCATAGATATTTTTAGAATTAGAGAAGATGGAAGCCCAGAGTGGAGCCTTCCTTGGTATAAAAAAGTTGTTAAACAAAACTTATATGATGGAATAAGTTGGGGCGGTGATTTTTTAAGCTTTCCAGATGCTCCTCATGTTGAGCTAACAAATTGGAAAGAGCTTGCAGAAAATGGTGAGGCTAGGCTTTATGTGGAGTAGTTATGAACGTTTTTGAAATAATTTTATCAACAGCCGGTGGATTGGTTGTTTCTTTCGTTGGGTTTATTTCATTGAAGGTTTGGCAGTTATATTCTGGATTTTCTCAGTTCAAAATTGATGTGTTCGAGAAGATTCTTCAGGGACAAAAGGAAGCTGAAGCTATATTCAACAAACAAATAGCGGAAGGTGTTCTCGCTCACCGAAGAATAGATGTTATTGATAGATTGGTTTCCTCAATCACAGACAAAGAATTCAATAGTTCTAAAACAGTTTGTAACGGCAATGAGACTTTTCCTACTACAGTGAGGGTAAGAAAAATCATATCCTCCTCCCAAAGAGATCAGTAACACGAGCAGCTAGAGCTATATACAAAACCCCCTTTAC